GCATTGGCAAATGGTGACCGTGGAATGATTGATGCACTTAGCCGTGAGGCTTTAATTGGTGAGGGCATGACATTTGAATTGCCAAAGGTGACTGCCGTTCCAGTAGTTTCAAATGTTGCAGAAAATGCAGCCGTGACTGAATCATCTTTATCAGCCACATTTTTATCAGTGCCAGTTCAATCATTTAAAGGCCGTGCAATCACAACCGTGGAACTCATAGACCGCAGTCGGCCTGAGTATGTGGCCGCTTTACTTTCAAATCTCGAATTTGCTTATGCAAAGGTTACTGATGAATTTGCAGTTGGCACGATTCAAGCCGCTGGACAACAAACTGGTGTTAATGCAAACACTGCAACAGGATTTTTGGCTTATACATCACAAGCCGCTGCCGCAGTTTATGGTTCATCATTAGGATTTGCGCAAAACCTGGTTGTATCTCCAGGACAATGGGCAAATATCATGGGCTATAACGACAATGGCACACCACTTTACAACGCAGCAAATCCATCTAATCAGGCTGGACTTGCAACCGCTGGATCATTGCGTGGCCGTGTATCTCCAGGACTTGATCTATATGTAAGCCGATCAATTGGAAATGCGGGCGGCACCACATCAGTTGGAGATTTTTCAATGGTGACAATCAATCCACAGGCTTGGACATGGTATGAATCCCCACGCTTTACATTGCGCACTGCAATTCAAAGTGATGGCACCGTTGATTTGCTTTACTACGGATATGCAGCAATTGCACCAAAAATTCCATTTGGCGCATGCTGGAATCAAAACTAAATAAAAAATAAATCATGGGTTGTGGTCGCTCCCGAACATAACCCAGTCGAATGAAAGGATTCACTAATGCCCATCATTGATGCAGATGATTTGCGTGCCGTGTTGGGCGTTAGTGTGTCCATGTATTCTGATGCATATTTGGATCAAATAATTGCATCCAGTGAGCAAATATGTTTGCCATTGCTAACTGCTTATCAATCAGCGGTTGATTCTTACAAAATTGTTGATGATGTTGTTTATTTTTACACAATTAGATCAAATCTTTTTGTGCAGGGTCAATCAGTCATTGTGACTGGTTGTGGTGATGCTGATGGAACTTATACAGTTGATGCCCGAACATCAAACACATATATGTTCAGTGCGGCCTTAGTAGCAGCCGACACACTTAGCACCATTCCAGTGATCCCCGCTGGGATTGCCGTGCTTGATGGGTCGAGTGCGGCTAATCTTTATGCAAACACTGATGCAATTAAAAATGCATTGTTGGGATTATCCACCGATATATTCCAGGCAATAATTGCACCAGGATCACAAATTGAGGGCGTGGATTTTGCCCAGACAATTTACAGGACAGGCCGAAGCATGATTAACCGTCAATTTGGTTTATTGGCTCCTTATATTGACACTGAAACAATTTGCCAATGAGTGCATCAATTGCTGAGGTTCGGGGCGATTTAGCAACTGCATTGAATACAATTGGCGCAACCGTTTATTCATTTGTGCCCGAAGCAATCATTCCACCAGCCTGCGTGATAGTGCCTGATTCACCTTATTTGGAATCAACATTGATCAGCAAATCAAGTGTAAGTGTCAAAATCAATTTCACCATCACCGCTGCGGTGGCTTACAATTCAAACCCAGGGGCTTTAGATAATTTGGAAAAATTAGTAATTGAAATCATTGGCATTATGCCAGATGGTTATGTGGTCGGAGATGTGCAACGGCCAACCATCACAAACATTGGCACATCATCACTTTTAATTGCTGACCTGGCCGTCAGCACTTATTACAACCAAGACATATAAAAGGAGAAAAAAATGCCAACAACAATCATCACGGGGCGTGACATAACCTTCACCATTGCTGGTGATTCTTATGATGCGCAAGCAACATCCGCAGTTTTGACAATTGATTCAACAATTAACACATATCAAACGCTTGATGGAAAGGCTTATTTTACGACTGATTCTCAGGGCAACTTTGCAGTTGAGATGTTGTCAGATTGGACTGCGGGCGGATCATTAGTCAATGCTTTATGGACTGCCGCAGATTCTGCACCAAATACTCCATTGTCAGTTGTATTTACCGCAGCAAGTGGATCAGTTTTCAATTTTGATGTGCAACCAATATTTCCATCAGCGGGCGGCACCGCACCTGATGCACAAACAGTTTCATTGTCATTTACTTGCGTGACTACACCAACACTCTAAGAAAAGAATCGGGAGCAAATAAATGAAACTGCCAATTACAATTGAATATGGAAACGGGGAATCAGCCACCTACATTGCCCAGCCACCTGAGTGGGCAAAATGGGAGCAGAAAACTGGAAACATCATCAGCCAAGCCCAGGAAAAAATTGGGATTAGTGATTTGATGTTTTTGGCCTACCACGCAATGAAACGCAACACCGCTGGGAAACCAGTTAAACCATTTGAAGCATGGTGTGAAAGTGTTGTTGATATTCAAGTGGGTGAGGATAACCCAAAAGTTTTGAGCGGGGAAGCATAAACCGCTTATTGGTTGAATTGGCAATTGCCACATCAATTCCAATGAGGGAATGGGAAACCGCAGAACAAATTTTGACTGCAGCCGAAATTTTAAAGGAGCGCAACAATGGCGACTGAAACAATTACGATTGATAAGGCGCAGCAGCGGGCAATTATTAAAGTGTTGGCAGCAATGGATGATCAAGCAATTGATGAAGCCAAAAAACAATCAGGTGCCTTGGTTTCGTATTTGCGGGGCAAAATCATTGGCGCAGCGAGTTTCACAATGAATCGGGCGGATGATCGCATTGCTGAGGGTTCGGTTGTTAGCAAATCATCCAAAATTGGTGAATTAAATGTTGGATTTGCCAGGCAAAAATTCAGCGGTGGCGGCACAACCCAACAATTGTGGGCAGGATATGAATTCGGATCAAATAAATTTCAACAATTCCCCAATTGGTCAGGCATATTTGGTAAAGGCTCTAGGGGTTGGTTCATTTACCCAACACTGAGAAAAGAGCAGCCATATATTATTGATCAATGGGAAAAATCATTTTCAAACATAGTTAAGGAGTGGTAAATGGCAACTGGTAGCCGCACTTTAAAACTTTCAATCCTGGCCGAAACCAAGCAATTAAGTGATTCATTAAAGAGTAGCAGCAAGGATGTTGAATCATTTGGCGATAAGGTCACAGATTTTGGCAAAAAAGCGGCTTTGGCATTTGCAGCCGCAGGTGCTGCAGGTGCTGCATTTGCATTTAAATCAATACAAAATGCCGCCGCTGATGAAGGTGCGCAACGCAAATTAACTGAAACATTACAAAAAACTACCAGTGCAACTAATGAGCAGATTGCAGCGGTTGGTGCGTTTATTGACAAAACATCAATTGCAATTGGTGTGACTGATGATGAACTTAGACCAGCCTTCAGCCGTTTAGCCCGCAGCACAAATGATGTGCAAAAGGCGCAGGATTTATTAAATTTAGCCCTGGACATTTCAAGCGCAACGGGCAAACCACTTGAAGCGGTGGCTAATGCATTGGGCAAGGCTTATGATGGCAACGCTGCATCATTGGGCAAATTGGGATTGGGCATTGATCAATCAATTTTAAAATCCAAAGATTTTGACCTAATATTTAAAAATTTAACTGGAACATTTGGGGGATTTGCCGCTAATGAAGCCCAAACAACTGAAAAAAGTTTTGTGCGAATTAAAATTGCAATTGATGAAGCCCAGGAAAGAATTGGCGCAGCATTGCTACCAGTCACCGAAAAATTAACTAAATTTATTTTGGATGTTGCAGTGCCTGCATTAAATGCATTTGTTGGCGGATTAACTGGGGATCAAGGTTTAAGTGAAGCATTTACTGAATCAGAGAAAAAAGCATTTGAATGGGGTGAAAGGATTCGGGGATTATTTAAAACAGTTATTGCATTCAAAGATGAATTGCTTGTTTTGGGTGCAGTGATTGCCAGCATTTTTGTTGTTTCTAAAATAGCCGCTGGAATAACGGCCACAATTGCAGTGATCAAGTCATTAATCATTGCTTACAACGCCTTAAAATCCAGTGCAATTGTTGCAGGTATTGCAGCCGCATTTGCATTGAATCCATTGTTGGGCGTGGGTGCGGTTGCAGCCGCTGCCGTGGTCATGGCAGCCGCAACTAAGTTGGCGGGAACCAGTGATATTGATGTCAGTGGATTAGGTATTGCAACTGCATCAGAAAATGCTAACACCAGGGAAAACCGCATTTCATCAATTACATCAGTATCAGGCGGATTTAGTGGCATTAGTGGTGGATTTAGTGGCACTGGCGGCACATTGCCTAAAATGGAAAAAATACCTGAGTTTGTAAAACCACCTGCATTTTACAATCTACCAACAATAAATGAGGATGATGCGGGTGAATTGGCAAGGTTGCGGCAGCGGGGAGCAATGCTTGCAAATCCCCCAAGCATCACGGTAAATATTGGTGTGGCAGGTGATCCTGAAAGTGTTGCCCGCACCGTTGTTAATACCGTTAACGATTCATTTTATCGTGGCACTGGCGGCGCAGGAAGGTTCCAGGGATTCTAATGAGCATTTGGAATCCAATTTGGCAGGTTGAAATTGCTGGAGTTGATTACACAAATGCAATTTTAAGCAATTTGACCATCACCAGTGGTCGCACAAATATTTATGAACAGGCGCAGGCGGGATACATAAACATTGAATTGATCAACCTGGATCAATCACCAATTACTGCTGAAATCAATCAATCAATCAGTGTGCAATTGCAAGATTCAACTGCCACATTTGTGCCGATATTTGGGGGATCAATTGTTGATGTTAAAGTGGAAATCACGAATGCAGGTGGAATTGCTTATGCACAAAAAATCACAATTATTGCATTGGGTGCATTGGCCAGGTTGCCAAAATATTTGACCAATGGTGTTTTGAATCAGGATTTTGATGGTGACCAAATTTACACAATTTTAAGCGGTGTGTTATTTGCTCAATGGAATGCAGTGCCTGCGGCTGAAACATGGGCGGCATATGATGCAACTGAACAATGGCAGGATGCGCAAAATACTGGATTGGGTGAAATTGATCAGCCTGGCAATTATGAATTGGCCCAACGCTCATCAAGTCGCATTGATGTTTATTCATTAGTGTCTGCCCTAGCCACATCAGGGCTTGGATACATTTATGAGGATGCAAATGGCTTGATTGGATATGCAGATTCAACCCACCGCACAACTTATTTAGCAGTCAATGGTTATGTAGATTTAACCGCAAATGAAGCATTGGCCAACACCATCAGCATTCAAACCAGGGCTGGGGATGTTCGCAATTCAGTGACAATTAAATTTGGCCAAAATTCCACCAGCGAGGTTTCAGAATCTGATCCTGCATCAATTGCCACTTATGGCACCCTGGCACAAATCATTACCACCACAATTAAACATTCAGCGGATGCCCAGGATCAGGCGGATTTTTACATTGCCCTAAGAGCCAACCCGCAGCCAATTTTTAGTGCAATTACTTATGAATTAACCAACCCTGAAATCACTGATGCTGACCGTGATGCCTTATTGAATATTTTTATGGGGATGCCAGTGTTCATTTCCGACTTACCACTGAACATGAATGCAGGCTCATTTGCTGGATTTGTTGAGGGCTGGACATTTAGGGCGGCTTACAACCAGGTTTCAGTGACCCCATTATTTTCACCATTGGCATATTCCATCCAATCAATGGCGTGGGATGATGTGCCTGGGGTTGAAATGTGGAATACAATTTCGCCAATATTAGATTGGCAAAATGCCACAATAGTGGCGTGAGAGGAAAAATATGAGTAATCCAACCAGCAATTTTGGATGGCAAATGCCTGAGCCAACAGATTTGGTCACTGATCTACCAGCCGATTTTGAGGTTTTTGGTCAGGCGGTTGATACGGATTTTGTTGATTTATTAGGTGGCACAACTGGTCAAATATTGAGCAAAACATCAAACACTGATTTGGATTTTACTTGGATTAGTGCAGCCCCTGGCGATATTACAGGCGTGACCGCTGGAACTGGCATTTCAGGCGGTGGCACATCAGGTGATGTGACCGTGACTAACTCAATGGCAACTGAAATAACTGCCAAAGCCGATTTAATTGTGGGAACAGGTAATGCCACATTTGATAATTTACCAGTGGGAACAAATGGACATGTCTTAACTGCTGATAGCACCGTTTCGCCAACTGGACTTAAATGGGCTGCCCCTGCGGGTGGGGGAAAAGTTTTGCAGGTAGTTCAAGCAACAACTACTACTGCAACAACTATTGCTTCAACATCTTTTACCGATACCACTTTATCTGCAAGCATTACGCCAAGTTCCGCAACAAGTAAAATTTTGGTAATGTACACACAAGCAATCAGAACTGAAAGAGATTCAGGTGCATTTTCTCAAGGTGCGGGTATTCAGGTCGTAAGAAATAGCACCGTTGTTTTTATACCTGCTGATAGTTTTAGGGCTGCTAGTTCCACAGATTGGTCAAACTCTGAAGTAGGCAAATTAGGATTAATTACCAGCGGAAGTTATTTGGATAGTCCTGCAACAACCTCAGCAACAACATACAAAACACAGGCTAGGGCAGGATTTAGCACAAACAATGGTCAAATTAAACTTCAAGAATCTGGTAATACTTCTTCAATTATTTTAATGGAAATAGGTGCATAATGAGTGATTTAGCCCAAGCAATTAAAAAACTAAAACCATCAGCAGAATTTTCATTTACTAATAATGATTATTCAACAATCAAATGGGATGTGCTTGATGGTGAAGCCCCTACCAAAAAACAAATTGATGATGCTATTAAGCAGGTCAAGGCTGATGAAATAACCGAAGCCCAAGCAAAGGCTCAGGCTAAGGCTGAATTGCTTGAGCGTTTAGGCATTACTGCTGACGAGGCTAAATTACTCTTAGCATAATCTTGAGGAATTGTGGAGATTAAATTGATTAGTCAAAATGGTTGGCCAGCATCTCAGGATCAGGCGGAAATTGGCATTAAATCATTTCCAGTGCCTGGCACCAAAATTAAATTGAGGTGTGCAGAAAAGGTTGCACCATTGCTGGTCACATTTGCTGCGGAATTTCACCAGCATGTTGAGGCAATAGATCAGGGTTCATTAGATGATTGGGGTTATTGTTTCCGCAATATTAGAGGAACATCAGACAAATTGAGCAATCATTCATCAGGCACTGCAATTGATTTAAATGCGGCAAAACATCCCCTGGGTCATGTTGGCACATTTACGGTCATGCAATCCGTCATGATTCAAGCACTGGCCAAAAAATATGGGCTGACCTGGGGTGGCGATTATAAAAACCGCAAGGATGAAATGCATTTTGAGATTTCATTCAATGAAGCCAAATGCGCTGAATTGATTGAAAAGTTAAACCTAGGGAAAGGTAAATAATGGAAAAAATGAAACCGATTATTGCCAGTTGGTTGCGCAGTTATGTTGCGGCAGCCTTGGCAGTATTTATGGCAGGCGGAGATTTGCAAGCAATGGCAATGGGTGGCGTTGCGGCAATTGTGCCCGTGCTTATTAGATATTTGAACCCAAATGATTCATTGGGAACAAATACAACAAAATAATGAAATTACTGATTGGGCTGGTGTTTATTTCATCAGCCCTTTCAGGATGTGGTTATGATGGATGGATTAGATATGAATGCCAGGAATTCAAAAATTGGGAAAAACCCGAATGCAACCCACCGCAATGCAAGGTCACTGGAACCTGCACTGATGAGATTTTGGGAAACACCGAAACAAAAAAATAAACTAGACCCCCAGGATATTCATGCTAGGTTGATTTTAATTATCGGCGCAACCCTGGCAATTACATTTTTGACCGTGACCGTTGGAATTGTTTATGCCCTGATTTTTGTCACCCAACCAATTGGTGCCCAGGCTCCAAATGATGCGGCATTTATTGACCTATTAAAAACCCTGGCAATTTTTTTGACTGGATCATTAGGCGGGGTATTGGCTGGAAATGGCCTCAAACCCAAGGATAAATCCAAATCTGATTGATGGTTTTGAGTGTCGGTCATTGCCATGTGTCAGCCGTGGATGCCATACTAATTTCAACCTGCTATTCGGGCGGGGGTTATGATCGGGAGCCATAAAATGAATGAAAGCATGATAATGGCCTTGGTTGGCTTATTAGGGGCATGTATTGGCCTGCTAGTAGGGTTCAAACTAGGGTTTAAAAGGGGTGACACCGAAGGCAGCCGCAGGGGTTTTGCCAGGGGTATTGCAGTGACCAGGGATGTTGTTCAAAGGATCACCAATGCCACTAGATAATTATTCAACGGTGGCTGAAAGGATTGAACAATTTTGGGTCAAATACCCAAATGGGCGGATCAACACCCAGTTGATTTACCAGGATGGCACTCGCTACATTGCCCAATGTGACATTTACAAAGACATTAGCGACCCACTGCCATTTGCAACTGATTTTGCTGAGGAAATAAGGACAGTCAGCAATCGGTTTCCTGCGGAAAATGCAATCACATCAGGAATTGGCAGAGCATTAGCCACTGGAGATTTTAGCAAGTTTTCTGAGGGTGTGCCTAGAGCATCATTTGAGGAAATGCAGCGGGTCAGTGCAACATCCTCACATCCCCAACCAGGTGAGCCAATTGCCATGGCAGTTGCGGTTGAACAAACCCTGGATCAGATTGCTACCAATACACAACCAGCCCAATCACCGCAATGTGATCATGGCTTTATGATTTCCAAAATGGGTGTGAATTCAAAAACTGGAAAGCCGTATGCAGGATTTGTGTGTGGCTCCAAGGTCAGCCCATGCAAGCCAATTTGGAATTGACATGGGCGGCATATCAATTTCACGCAATGGCCAGTCAATCCACATCACCGAAAATGGTGAAATATTAGGGGATAAAGCGGCATCAGTTTGTGATTCATGTTTTGTGCCATATCCAATCCAGGAAACGGTGCGGATTATTGATGATGAATTGGTGCTTTGTCGCAGGTGCTATTTGCGAAATCGCAGGCAGCAATGATCATGGTGACATTAACCCAGGCGGATGAAATTGTGTCTGCCAGGGTTGGCCTGGAAAGGGTTGAAACATCCAGGCTGAAGGGTTATGAGAATTCATACAAAATTTCCACTGATACAAATTACTTTGGAAATGTGATGGCAAATAGCGGTGCAGTGGCGGCTGAAATTGCAGTTGCCAAGGCACTGGGCTTTGATGACTTTAAACCTACTTGCAACACCTTCAAATCAATTGCTGATGTAGGGGCTGAGATTGAGGTGAGATGGACTGCCTGGTTAGGTGGCACATTGATTGTGCATCCCAAGGATCGGGATTCTGATATTGCCGTGCTTGTCGTAGGAATGTCACCAAATATGCGGGTGGTGGGCTGGATTCCTATATCAGCCGCAAAACGCCCCAAATATCGCCACTCCAAGGATGATGCATGGTGGGTCAGTCAAATCAATTTGCATCCAATTGAAACCCTAATGAGGAGCCAATATGCCCCATCAATTTGATTGCAGCATTTGTTTGAATTATGCAAAACACCAGGGATCAGATGCCAAGAAAATGAAAACAGTGTGGCAATTAAAACCTGATGTAATCAAAACACTGCCACCTGGACTGCACCTAATGGAATGCACAGGTTGTGGATGCCTGGGGATAAAGATGATCACTGAGATTGCAATTTAACATGGCCAAAATCCATTTGCCGTCTGACCTGCGGTTATGTTCATGCACTTGACACATCCAATAGGATCGCCAATGCCCGCTGGAGATGCAGGGCAGAAAATCTCCAGGTGCGGCATCCTAATGGGAGTAGTGTGTTTATTGCTACTGCAATTAACCAGTGTGCAAAATAGTTGGTCAAAAACTGATGCAGATTATTACAAATTATATGCTCACACATTAGTTATTGATTACAAACAATTCAGTTGCTTGGAAAAATTATGGATGAAGGAGAGCAACTGGAATCCATTAGCAAAAAACAAAAAATCAAGCGCATTCGGCATTCCACAAATGCTTGGTTTAAAAGAAAAAAATCCAATGAAACAAATTGATTTGGGATTAAAATACATTGCTCACCGACATCAAACCCCTTGCCAAGCCTGGGCATATTGGATGACAAATAAACATTACTGATGCTTACTGTATTGTTGATGCATAATGTCTAAAGCATGGAAAAATGGCAGCACTGCGAAATGGCGGCAAACCAGGCAACGCATATTGCAGCGGGATCAATCGACATGTCAATTATGTAGTCAGGTTGATGGTTCAATGCACATTGATCACATCATCCCAAAGCGATTGGGTGGCAGTGATATGGATGAGAATTTGCGTGTGTTGTGTCAATCCTGCAACATTTGAAACTACTGGAACGGCAGTCACCTTTGGCAATTCAAATGTCATGCCCTCACCAATTAAAGCCTCACGGCTAAGTGCATCAATCATTCCACGGTCACCATTTGCCAATGC